GTCCGCCCTTCCTTGTCCTCAGTCGGCGACGTTCACCGCGCCGGAGCGGCGGCGCCTATCGGATCCGGGCGCTCCAATCGCCGCGACGTGGCAGGAACGCGAGCGGCGGCGTTTGGCGGCGGTGCGTTTCCCGCCAATGCGCAGCGCGGACTATGCCGCCTTCCGCGCATGGTTCGATTCGACGCTATCGGATGGGGGCGCATGGTTCACTGCCCTATGGCCGCATCCGGACGGCGAAGAGGTGCACTGGTGGCACTTCGTCAACGTACCGCAATGGCAGTTCATCGGCGGCGGGTTCTGGATCATCGATGCGACGCTCGAGGCGCTGCCCTATGTCGCCGTGCCGGAATGCTTCGTCGAAGACTTCGACGACGGGTTGACCCCCTATTCGCTGGTGAGCGTCAGCGGCAGTCCGCAAACCTATTTCGGCATCACTTCAGCGCTGACATGGTCCGGCAGCGCAGCGCTTGAACTGAGTGTGTCATCGGTGCTTACCATTGGCGGGTATTACCGTTCGTTTACGCCAGTGCTTACGCGCGTGTTCACTATGTATTTCAGACTGGTGACGCTGGGGAACGACGACGCACTCGCGGTGCAGATCAGCGACGGCTACGGAGGGACGAACTTGCTCGGCGTCAATATCTCGCGCGAACCTGGCGCCGATCCGTCCGGCCTCGGGCGCATCCGAGCGACTTTCGGGCCGACGTCCGACGAACGATGGTTGTCAAGCGCGCGGCCGGCAGAGGACGTATGGCACCGGCTGCAAGTCGTCTTTTCGGCGGACGCGAATGGCACGACGTACGAACTCAAGCGAATGGACTCGTCAACAGTCGTTGACGCCGGGACGGTCACCGGAACCTATCCGCCGGCGACCGTGTCAACCCTGGTGTTCGGCATGGAATGTTCGGGGGCGGGCTACAGTAATACGGGCGCCGTCGTCGACCGCGTTTCGTGCTGTCCATAAAGGAATCACCACATGCCGAGCATCACCCGCGCCGGACTCACGCTATCGGAAGCGCTGCTCGAGGCGGCCGAAACGGCGCCCGCGGACCGGGCGATCCTGATCTGCTTCGAACTCTGGCACGAATCGATGAGCGAGCCGCTGCGGTTCGTCGACAATGCTGAGGATCTCGTCGCGACTCTCGAGGACGACGCGCCGCGCGACGCCGCGACCGAAGTCGTTTTCACCGCATGCGAAGTCGACGATCACGACGCATTGCAGGAAAGCGACGCGGCAGCTGTTCCGACATTGACGCTCACGCGAAACGACGTCGCGGGAATCGTCAAAGCGCTACTGGACGCGGCGCGCGGTTCGCTGGCGCCGTGGACGCTGATCCAACGCATCTACGCGAGCGACGACACAACGTCGCCGGCACTGCTGCCGGTTCTGACGCTCGAGGCAGAAACCGTTACGCTCAGCGGCGGCAGTGTCATTCTGACGGCGAGCTATGGAAACTTTTCCACGCGCGCGGTCCCTCGGTCGACGTTCAGGCGCAGTCAATACCCCGGGTTGCAGCGATGATCCCGCTGCGCGATTGGGCCGCTCGCGTGATCGGCGCACCGTATGCGGCCGGCGGCGAAAGCGTCACCGGGTTCTATTGTTGGGGTCTGGTGCGCGCCGGCGTGATGGCGGTCTTCGACGTCACGCTGGGGCCTGACGCGCGGACCGATTCGGCCGATACGATGCGCGACGCGCATGCCAAAGGATTTCGGCGGCATTCGATCCTGGCAGTGCGCGACGGCGACGTCGTGATCGGGCGATCGCAGCGCGAAGTGCACGTCGGGATGGCAGTGACCCTGAACGGTCGCCGCGGCGTCCTGCACGCGCTCGAAGGCGTGGGCGTTGTGCATCAACCGATCCGAGAAGCGTTCGCCGGCATGCGGTGCGAAGTGTGGAGATTGACGCGATGAATCGCTCGGCAGTCGTGGGGCATTGCACGAATCCGATCGTCGGCCTTCGTCAGTTCGATATGCGGCACTGCCCGGCCGGCGTATCAATCGCGGAACTCGCGCCGACGGGGCCGGGCGCGCTAGTGTGCCGCATCAATGGCGAATGGGTGTCGCGCGAGCACTGGGCCGACCGCGTTGCACCTGGCGACGTGATCGAGTTCTACTCATTCCCTCGCAATCGCGACACACTGAGGACCGGACTTCAGATTGCGGCGTTTGTCGCAGCAAACGCAATCGCCCCTGGAAGCGGCCTAGGTGCCGTGCTGGCGCGAACCGCATTCGTGCTCGCGGCGAATCTTGCGATCAATCGCCTGCTGCCGCCGTCCGAACTCGCGGCAGCCGGCGGCGGGCCGCAGCAAACGGGGAACGGGTTCGCGGCGGCACTATCCGGGAATCAGGCGCGGCTCGACGCGCCAATCTGGAAAACGTGCGGATTCGATGAAATCACGCCGCCGTTTGCGGCCGAACCGTATAGCGTGTTCCTGCCCGCCAACATCGGAGATTCTGACGCGGATCCGGATCTCGACCGAGATCAATACTTGTACGCGCTCTATTGCGTCGGCATCGGCACGCATGAAGTCGTCGCGAAGATCGGCAACACGCCACTATCACGGTTCGACGACGTTCTCGTCGCGACCTATCTTCCGCCCGGAACCGCGCCGTCTCAAGTGTTGGCGAACGTGCAAACCGCCGGGGAGGTAGCGGGACAGGAATTGCCTTCTGGCGTCTACGTCGGCGGGTTCGCAGCGAATCGACCACTATCGACCGCATCCTCAATCGGGATCGATATCGTCGCGCCTCGAGGGCTTGGAAAGACCGGTTCCCTAACGGTTGAATGGCAAGTCGAAGTACGGGCAATCGACGATTTCGGCCGCGCCCTGTCCGCGTGGGAAGTGCTCGCGAACGAGTCGCGAACCGCATTCACTTCTTCGCCGCAGCGATGGTCGGAGGAATATGCATTGTCCGAGCCGGTGCGCTGCGAAGTGCGGATTGTCCGAACTGACGTGCAAGACACGGACCCGGCGGCATTGCATGAAATCGCATGGGCCGGTCTGCGCGCGTATCTCGCCGAGGCGGCGCCGCTCAATCAAGAGGCGGCGCATTTTGAGCTCGTCATGCGCGCCAGCGCACAACTGAGCGCGCTATCGAGCCGGGACGTGCGCTTGATCGTCAAGGGCTATGCGCGCAGTTGGGATTCGAGCGGATGGGTCGATGCCGCCTTCACACGAAACCCGGCTTGGCATCTGCTCGATCTTGCGACGTCGAGCGCGTGGGGCCTCGGCGAACCGGACGAACGCATTGACGTTGAAAGCTTCGAAGATTTGGCTGTGACATGCGAGGCGCGGCAGGATCGTTTCGACTTCACGTTCGACAGTTCATCGGACGCATGGGAAGCGATGCAACTAATCGCCCGCGCCGCCCGCGCTCGGGTGTTCCGGCGCAATGGGATCCTGACGGTCGCCCGTGACGGCGCCGTCGATGCGCCGGTAACGGCGTTCAGTCCGCGCAATTGCTTGGCGGGGTCAATTCGCATCGTCGAACGGCTGCCGCAGACTGATGACCCGGATGGCGTCATCGTCGAATACCGCGACCATCGTTCGCGGCAGTGGACGGAGATTGTCTGCCCGCTGCCGGGGCTGGAAGAATCGGACGTATCGAATCCGGTACTACTGCGGTTGCCTGGGGTGATAGGCGCGACACACGCCGAGCGCGAGGGACGATACGAGGCAGCCCGGATGCTCTATCGAACACGGACCGCGGAATGGACGACGGAAGCGCACGGCATGCTCCCTACGGTCCTGTCGCCGGTCATGCTGGCGGCCGACGTCCCATCGTATGCGCAAGCTGGCGATGTTGTCGGATGGGATGGGGCCGGCTTGATCGTCACCCTTTCGAGTCCTGTCGAGAACGCGAGCGAAACGCCGACGATCTGGTTCGTGCGGGACGACGGCACGATCAACGGCCCGATTGACTGCACGCCGGGGCCGGCGGCGTCCGATGTAGTGCTCGCGACGCCGCCGGATTTCACTCTGACGACGGAAGTCGGAACGCGCGAGCGGACCCGCTACCTGCTCGGCGCGGCGGCGACGGTCGACACTGTTCGCATTGCGTCAATCAGCGGCGCCGGGGACGCCGACGGTGCACGTTTGTTCGCGTTGGCCGGCGTCGTCGACGACGCGCGCGTTCATACCGCGGATGCCGATCTACTGCCCGGCGAGGGAGAAATTCAAGACCCGATTGCGACGCCGGACGGCGACGACGAGGGAGATTCATCGCTGGTGCTCGCGAACCTGACGAATCATCTGCTCGAGGCGCGATGGACGAGCGGCGGAAACTACACCGTTGAGGAACTCTACGTCGAGATCACGTTTGCAAATGATGGATCGTTCTCATACGAAATCGACGGTCCGGGTTACTCGCCGATCACCGGTTCATTCGAAAACGAATGGTCGCGCTTCGGCCTGATCGACGCCGGCGAGGCGGCGGGGTTCGATATTCGGTTTGAAATCGCGGTCGATGGCGACGTTCTGAACTACGGTGCACTCTCCGGCGCGGCGTTCAACAGCTGGCATAGTCTCGGCACAAGTCGGACGGTGCACTACGGTCGCAATCCGACCGTAGGGATCCTCGAGGATCCGGGCGTGTACAAGCAAGTCCGCGTGAAGATTCGCGACGCTTCGACGCTGATCGTTCAGGCGACGGCAATCGTCACGCTCTACCTGATCGGGCCATGGCCGAGCCCATAGACGTGGATACATTGATCGCCGCGATCGCAACGTCTGGCAATATCGCCGTCGTCGTGTTGACGCTCGTAGTCGTTATCGGGTGGCTGACTGTGCGCGAAGATCGGAAACTCGAGCGCGAAGCGCGTCAGGCGGACGCGCGGTCCATGGCCGAGGCAATGCGGGCGCACGCCGATTCCATTCGCGTATTGAGCGAAACCCTGCAAGCGCTGCGGATAGAAATCGCAGTGCAAAAACGGCCGCGCCAATGAATCTTCGCCGCTTTCTTTCGGGGATGCGCCTATGGAATGGGGCACCGCACCCGTCCCTCGAGTCGGCGTCGTTCGACGATAGTCAAGCTGCGCGCGAACTCGCGGAACAATTGCGCAAGCTCGTCGAGGCAATCGACGTCGCGATCCGTGACAATGAGAATACGGAAGGGGACGTAAATGGATCCGATCGAGGCGGGAACCAAAATCATTGAGGCGGCGACGCTCGGGATCTATCTGCCAATCATCGTTATGTCAGCGTGGGCAGTGAAATCCTTTGCTATGCGCCTTCTGTGGCCGGCACTTCGCGATGGTGCCAGTCTGCGCGGCTATTGGCTCGGCATCGGCGCAGCATGTGCGGTCGGAAGTCACCTGATCGAAAACGTTTTTTACGGTCTTGGCCGTTGGGCAGGCAATGGGAATGTTCTCACCGGATGG